CGCCACCGCGCCTACGTCTTCCCGCGCCGGATGCAGGGCGCCGGGCTGGCGCTGCGCAATCGGCTCCAGCACCGCCTCGATGTGATGCGCGCGATCAAGGCGCACCTGGAAGCGGAGCGCGAGCGCGTGCAGGCGATCCTCAACCCAACCCAGACCGAGGGCGACGCGACATGAACAATCTGCCGGCGCCGAAGATTTTTCCATTTCCGCCGCGCCACCAGGTCGGCAAAAGCTGGAACGAAATCGCAGGCGTTTTTGAGGCGCGCGGAGAACGCGAACGGCTGGCCGGATGGGCGCGATTGGGCGACGGCAACATTGCACAATTCGAACGACACCTGACGAAAGCGGAAACGCTTTTCGAAGCGGCGGCGTGGTGCCGCGGGCAGGAGCGTGAAGGGGCATGAGCGACGAGCGGATCACGGTCTACAATCAACGGTTCAGCGTGCCAGGCACCCTCGTCGAGACTGCCATCGGCACGGTGAAGATCAGCTACCACGCGCCGGGCGGAAGCCGCTCCGACTGGTTCCACGTCCTCGGCGATGGGCCGCGCGCGGGCCGGCGGATGGGCGATCCGAGCGACACGGCCACGCGCTATTCGATGTCACCGGCCGAACTGCCGGACGAGGCGGCGTGATGCCGTGATCGAAGAACCCGACCGGACGACGCTGATCGCCATGTGGGGCGCCTATCGCGACACGGTGCTGGCGCCGCTGCCGCGCCCCTTCACCGACATCGAGTGGGCGATCCTTGAGACGACCTTCTATGCCGCCGCGCAGTCGGTCCTGCGCTGCCTGCGCGAGCAGCCGGCGCTGTTCGTTGCCCTGCACAACGAGGCGGAGTCAGCCGGCAAGCGCATCCAGAGGAGGCTGATGTGATGGCTGACCGGCGGTTCCTCGAACGGCTATCGCGCGAACTCGCAGACGAAGGCAAGCTGATCGAAGCCGGCTGGGTCGCGCTGCGCGTGCAAGCAATTCCGCTCGACGCGCCAGCGGTTCAACTTCAGGAAATGCGCATGGCGTTCATGGCCGGAGCGCAGCACCTGTTCGCTTCGATTATGACGATCCTCGAACCGGGCGAGACGGAAACCGAGGCCGACCTGACGCGGCTGGATCATCTGATCAGCAAGGAGCTTGAGGCGTTCCGGCAAGAACTTGAATTGCGCGTCAGCAAGCCAGCGGGCACGGGATAGGGAGGGACGCCAATGGACGATCTGTATCTGATCTGGTCGCACGAGCACGGTGCGTGGTGGGGGCCGGATCGTTGCGGCTATACGACTACCATCAGCAAGGCCGGACGCTACACGCACGACGAGGCAATGCGTCTCTGTATCGAGGCGATGCCGGGCACATCGTCGAGGCTCGGCGCGTTGCCCGAACTGCCGGTGCGGCTCGCGGACGTAGAGGTGATGGTCGCGGCCTATGACACGAAGTTCGCCGACAGGCCGGAGATCTGGCGATGAGCATCGCCAAAGCCGACATTGCCGCGAGCGGCCCCATAGACGGGATGGGCGCGCCCGATTATCGCGGCTCATACGTGCTGATCAGTATTCAAGCGGATAACGGGGCCACGCACAAATTCCGCGTTTCCGAGGGCGGTGCCGACCAGTTGCGAGCGGAGCTTGTTGTGCTGCTGCGGCTCATGGCCGGCAGACAGCCGCTCGATCTTCGGACCGAATCATGCTAAACCGCACCGACCGCTTCTCCGGCGTAGAGGGAGTGGCGGGACCGGATGCAACCGGCCCCGCGCATTCCGCGAGAGACGCGGCATATCGCTTGGAGCAGTTCTATGCACACGCCTATCGGAACACCGCGCCCATCGGCGCGCTGGCTCGATGATACCGCCTCCCCCAGCCACCGGCAACGATTTGGCCACGCCGGACGACATGGCTGTGTGGCTGCATGTGACACGGCGGCAGGTGCTGCGATTGGTGCGCACCTACCACGTCCCCGTGCTGCGGCCCGCACGCTACGTCGTCCTGTTTGATCAAGTCGCGCGCGAAGCGCTGGAGGAAGCATGCCGCTCAAGGTCCGCCGACGCCGTGATACGGGGTCGCTTGAAATCTACGGTCGGGTTCGCCCCAGCGGCACCAAGATCGGGATCGCAGTCCGCCAGCGCGCTGGCTCTGATAACGAAGCAGTTGCGCGAGAAGAAGCAGTCGCGATCGAAAGGGAAATCCTCCGCCAACACCACCTCGGCGAGCGTCCTTCCGTTCGATCCTTCGCGGAAGCTCTGAAGTCTTATCTGACGTTCGAGCAGCGCACGTCGCGCACCCTCAAGGCATGCAAGCGGCTGGTGCCGTTCTTCGGTGAGATGCCGCTCGACCGCATCACCCAGGACACAATCATCAAGGCGCGCGCGGCGCTGCTCCGCGCCGACACCAGCAACGCGACGTTTTTGCGCGACGTTGTCGTTCCGCTGCGCGCGATCATGCGGCACGGGCAGCAGCGGGGCTGGGGTCCGGCGCCGGTGTTCAACGTGCCGCGGGTGAAGAAGGTCGCGCCATCGTTCCTGACGCCGGCGCAGGCCGAGGCGTTGATCGCGTGCGCGGCGCCGCACCTGCAACCGCTGCTGCGGTTCCTGCTGTGCACCGGCTGCCGGATGGGTGAGGCGCTGAAGCTCGACTGGCGCAGCGTCGATCTGGCGGGCGCGCGCGCGACGCTGTGGGAGGGCGAAACCAAGGGCGGCGAGCGGCGTGTGATTGCCCTCGTGCCGACCGCCCAGGAGGCGCTGAGCAGCTTGCAGCACCGGACCGGCCCTGTGTTCCTCACGCGCGAGCGTGGGCACTACAGGACGTCTGAGGCTTACGGCGGGCAGATCAAGAAGGGCTGGGCGACGGCGTGCCGCAAGGCCGGGATTGTCGGGGTGACGCCGCACGGCACTCGGCACAGTTGGGCAAGCTGGCATTACGCCGTGCACCGGGATCTGCTGCGCTTGAAACTGGACGGCGGATGGGCGTCCACATTGTTAGTGGAGCGGTATGCGCACCTGATGGCGTCGGGCGAGGAAGCGGCGGTGCTGGCGTTCTGGGGACTGCCCGCGAGCACGGGAGCGGAACGGGGTCTGGGGGGTTTGAAAGTTGGCTGATGTGGACTGCACTTTTTGCAAGGAGCACCCCCTTGGTAAGGGGGAGGCCGACAGTTCAATCCTGTCCAGCAGCACCACTCTAACCCCTTGAAAAGCTGCAAGAAAATGTCGGACCACCGGGAACGAAACAGGCATGAACGGTCGGGAAGATATGGCGAAAAGTGCCCCAAAGTGGAACGGCAGCGGAACTTGAAAATCGGTGGATACGCTGGCGTAATTAGCCGGGGCGGCCTCCCCGGCGGGCTAACATTCGACGGGGGTTGAGCGATGACGGATGGTCTGGAAGAAAGCGGTTGGGGCTGGCTTGAGTCCGATCTGGATGACTGGCTGGCGGCGGTCCTGCTGATGACACGCGGCCGGCTGACGAAGCCGCCCGACGATGCGCGGGCGCCATACAACGAGTGGGCGCGCGAGCACGCCGACCCCGCCGAACTCGACGCCGCCGTCATCGAGGTGCGCGCAATGACCCCGGCGCAGCGCGGCGAGTTCGTCCGCCCGTTTCTCGGAGATTTCGATGCGTGACCCTGACGACAGCACACCGCCGGTCCCGACCGTGCGCATGACAGATTGTGGCGACGGGAAGTGGTTCCTGCTCCTGCATATCAAAGTGAGCGCGAAAGCAATCGCAAAGATGGTCGCCGCATTGGAGGAGGCTGCTGCTGACGAACTACTGCTGCGCGAGGCCCTGAAGCGCGCTGGGGAGCCGCACGAATGAGCGACTTCGAGCTTGCCGGCGACAAGGTGCGCGTGACGCACGACGGCGATCGGACCACGATCCACTACGGCGACACGGGCACAGGGCGCGTCTGTGGCGGCTGTACGCTGTGCTGCAAGCTGCCGCCGATCCCAGGACCGCCACTGCACAAGCCGGCCGGCGCGCGCTGCCGCCACGCCCGCACGGGCAAGGGTTGCACGATCTACGCCGACCGCCCGTTCGCGTGCCGGACCTGGGCCTGCCGATGGCTCGCAGACAAGGAAGAAACCGCGGGCATGCCGCGCCCGGACCGCTGCCACTACGTGATCGACATCAAAGAGGATTACGTCGAACTGGTCAGCCACGCGGACGGCGCACGGGAGAGGATCGGCGTGGTGCAGGTCTGGGTCGATCGCGCGTTTCCCGACGCCTACCGCGCCCCCGAACTCCGCGCATACATGCTGCGGATGGCGACCGAGCACGGCATGGCGACGATCTGCCGCTTTTCCTCCAGCGATGCGATTACTGTGTTTCCCCCACCGCTCTGTTCCGATGGCGAGTGGCACGAGATGCGCGGCGACATCGTCACCCGCGACGACACCGACAGCCAGATCATGGAGGATCTGCGCCGCATTCAGGTCGGCCTCGTGCCGTGACGACAGGCCCCGAGCGGCGGTAGCGCGTCCCCCGGCCGTTGTGGTATCGACGTCGCCTCATGAACACCACCGCAGGCCACCCCCTCGACGCCCTTCTGGCCGAAGCACGCGAGCGGCTTTCCCGCGCCGAGCGCGAACTGGCCGACGCGCAGTTGCAGCTTGGCACCCTCGAACGAGCGCGCGCCGCAGTCGGCGAGCCGGCGCCAGCGCCAGCGCCGGCCGCGTAACTTACTTCGGTTGCGCCGGCGGGTATGCCTTCGCCGTCCAGCCTTTGCCGGGCACGTAAACCGCGACCACGATCTGATTGGTGAGGTCGCCACCCGGAGGCGGCAGGGCGTTGCTGATTTCGGGAGGAACCTGCGTGCCACCCGCCGGCAGGCTGTTGTCAGGCCGGGCCGGGTCGAGCGGGAACCCGGTGCTCGGGTGGCCACCCCCAGCCGGCAGCCCCTGGTCGGGACGCGCTGGCCTGCCACCGCCCCACCAGGGATGTTCGCCGCCGCCAGCCTCGATCCCGAAGCCAGGGTCGGCCGGGCCTTCCCAGGCCGGCAAATCGTGGCTAGGGCGTTCGCCCGAAAGCGGGGTGATCATCGCGAGGTGAGTCGTGCCGCCACCCTTCGGCTGCGCGCCGCTGGTGGTGGACAGGATCGTGACGGTGGCGAGGAATGGTGCGGACATAACGAAAGTTCCCTTCAGCTTAGAAGCCAATCGTCTATGATGTGGGCGAGACGAGGCACCCAGGCAAGGGCGCCTGCGTCTCTGACCAACGAGCCTTAATGAGAGGATCGTATGGCTGCCAAATCCCTACCTTCCGCTGAATATCTGCACCAGTGCTTTGACTACGACCCTGATACTGGAATGCTGATGTGGCGCACATTGCGACCGCGCGGACATTTTAGAACCGCGCACGGTTGGCATTCCTGGATATCGAAACATGGCGGCAAGCGCGCAGGGCACGTAGAGAACGAGAACGGCTATCTTGTCGTCACGATCAACTATCGAAGCTATAAGGCTCACCGTCTTATCTGGATTATGAACACCGGCAGCGGCCCATCAGAAGAAATCGATCATCGCAACGGAGACAGAGCAGATAATCGGTGGTGCAATCTGCGCCCAGCAACGAAGCAGGAGAATATGTGGAATGCTCCACGACGCAATCAGCGATCATTGCCGAGGGGCGTTTATGCAAAGACCAAGCGCGGTGTCTTCACAGGGCGCTATTTTGCCAAAATCCACTACAACGGAACGGTATTCAATCTAGGGTATTTCGATACCCCACAGGAAGCTCAGACGGCTTACAATTCGTTCGCGAAACCGCTGCGCGGTGGGTTCCATCACCCTGATTTAAAGTAACCACTTTTGCCGCGCTAACCCCACAAGTATGATGACAAGACATATTAGCACAATAACTAATTTGATTATTGGGTCTATGAGAACGGGGCCACGAGCAACCACTATAATAAGATCGACCAACCATGCGGCCAACCACGCGACGACGGCGTAGACGATTGCTCGCTCTTGCATAGCACGGCTGCTCCCCTCTGCCTTAATGACGACTGTCAGCCGTCACGCCGCCCAGACCCGCGGCGGGTTCTCCAGCACGACGACCGCCGCGGCGAACGCGGCCGGCGCCTCGCCCATCCAGGCGGCCATGACGTAGTAGCCGGCCGGCTGACCCTCGATCTCGCCGATGGGATCGAGCGCCACCGTCGCCGGCGGCATCACGTCATTGTCGAAGACCCAGCCTTCGGCCGTGCACGCGCTCTTGAATGCGGCCTCGTCATCGAAACGATGGTAACTGTGGGTCCACATTGAACCGCCCTTTCAGGCTGTCAGTTTTTGAAGTTGGGCGTTCGTCAGCTTGCGCGGGAAGTAGGCGGCGCGGCGCACATCGATGCCCGCTCCGACCGGATTGCCGGCAGCCCCGCCGATCAACATATGCGCGCTCGCGTTCACCGGAAAGTTGGCAGGCGTGATGATCGCGGCAGACTGAATTGGCGTGCGACCGTTGATGCAGAAGACGGAGAAGTCCCCCGACTTGTAGGCGTATGCCATGCGCATCGGCGTGCCGAGCACATACGCGCCGGGAATGGTGTCGAGCGCCAGCCCCTGCGTGCCGCCGACTGTTGAAATCGCCTGTCCATAATAGCTGCAATTGGTGCCGTCGTTTCTAACTTGAAAGATCATCCCGAGCGCTTCGTTGCCGTTGTATGTCGCTATCGTCCAACTGCTTCCCCCAGTGGGAAAGCTGGCATCCGTGAACAGCGTTCCTTGATTAGGGTCGAAGAGCGCCGCATCTAACTGCCCGGTTTGACAGACATCGTTCGAGCGCGTGGCTTGCGCCGCTGTCGTCGGAATGTAGTTTGACGGCCTTGAGAAAATGGTCGCAGGACCACGCACAATCGCCTGCGCGCCCCACAGGTAGATGCTCTCGCCACCGACCGGCAAGCTATTATCCGATGGGCAAGCGGCGTGGTAGACGACGCACGATGGCGAGGAAGTCGTCGATACCGTCAGCGAGCAACGATACCAGCCGTTCGGCCACGGTTCGATTTGCGCCGAACTGTAAGCGATGCCCACGCCGACATTGGGGTGCGAGCCGACCTGACCAGTCGCGAGATTAAACCACGCTTGTCCCGCGCTCGTGCCGTCGTTCAAATTCAGCCGCAGGAAGTTGCTCGCGGCGGCCTTGGCGAAGACCGACACCGTCACGCCGAAGCCAGCGGTGAACGGTCCCGTGCCCTGCACGACGTAGCCGTTAGCTGCGCTGATGCTCAGTAGATCGGCGTTCGTCGTTCCGTCAGGTGCGGTGACGCTCGCGACGTTCGCCGTGATGGAAGAGTTCGATTTCACCCAGATCGCGTTCGTCAAATCCTCTGACCATGTGAAGAGGTTTGTCTCTTGATATTCAAGCCGCAGTCCGAGCGGGTTTCCGCTGACCGGGTCAAAGTTGAATCGCGGGTTGCCAGCCGAGCGCGTGCGCATGATGCCGTTGCGGTCGCAGTAAGTGCCAGCGCTCGCGCGCGTCAGCGGCAGGCGCGGGTCGATGTAGCCGTAGTCGTTCAGGAAGTCGAAAAAGATCGAAGGGCGCGCGTGCATTATCAGGCCGTGAGTTGTTGCATCTGGTCGGCGGAGAGGTAGCGCGGAAAGTAGGCGAAGCGGCGCGCGATAAACGCGGCCGAGGCAGTGATGGTGCTGTAATTTCCGAAGCACGGCGAAACCATGAAGTTGGTCGGCAGACCGGGATACTGCGGCGGCACGATAGTCGACTCTGCGATTGCGCCGCCGTTCGCGCAAATCCCGACCAGCTTCGTGCGCGAGAAACGAGTGGCGAATTTGATCGGCACATCGTAAGCAAAGTTCGGATAAACCGTTGCGGTGGTCTGATAGACACTCGACGTGCCGATTGATGTTTGCAACGCCAAAGTAAGCGGTAGTCGCCCTAACCCGCTGCGCCCGATCTGAAGACCGGTCTGCACCCAATCAGTCCCGCCCGCTGTCACGAAACCGACGCCTGGAGTGTTGAATGCCTTGAACGTGCCAGATGGGATGAGGAAATCGGCGAAGTAGGTTCCTTCGTTCTGGTTGAACGCGCTCGGGTCGATGTTCGCATACGGCAGCGGGAAATTTTCGGCGGCGCGCGTCGCGGCTGCCGATGTCGTCGGGATGTATGCCGTCAGCTTCTGGTCGGTCGTCGTCGTTCCCTCTTGCGTCAGCATTGCGCCCCACAGGTAAGCGCTGTTGCCGCTCGCTGGTGCAAAGCCGTTGGCTGCGCACGGCGACATTGACGCCGTGACCCCTGTGATCGTGTTCGCGGCTGCCTGCAACCCGCAGCGATACCAGCCGTTGCCCCACGCTTGGATTGTCGCCCACTGATATGTGAGCGTGCCTGACCCGAGCAGCGTCGTGCCAACTGCGCCCGCGCTCAAGTCGAACCATGCTGAAACGACATTCTGACCATCGTTCAAGCTGAGCGAAAGGAAGTTGCTTGCGCCGGCTTTGGCGAAGACCGAATAACCGAGCGAGTTGTTGACAGTGAAATTAACCGGCTGCCCGATCGAGGCTGTCGGACCGGTTGAGGCGACGTTGTCGGCGGTCGCGTTGCCATCGGGCGCGGTGGCCGCGTTCACGGTTACCGTGGCGGCTGTCGCGGTCCAGGCGACGTTGGTGAAATCTTCAGACCACAGCAAGAGATTTGTGGACGGACCCTCAAGCAGCAATCCGCCCGGAGAGCCGTCGCCCGGCAAGGTCCAGAAGCGCGGCGTTCCAGCCGGCCTGTAGCGCAGCACCCCAAGGCGGTCGCAGTAGCTCGCGGCCGACGCGCGGCTGAACCTGAAGCGCGGATCGAGGTAGTGGGCGTTGGCGAAGTCGAAAAAAATCGAGGGTTGGAGCATCAGGCGGTCACCTGCTGAAGCTGCGCCGGCGTCAGTCGCCGCGAGAAGTATCCGAACCGTCGGACCGTGACCGGCGCCGCCGCGGCTCCTTGCGCGTTCGCCATCCCTATAAACGGGAATGAGTATGGCGGGTTGAGGTTTGGATACAGCGCGGGCGCGGTGGCAGAGAGCAGCGCCGTGCGCCCGTTCAGCGACAGCGCCAACGTGCTGGTTGAACCGAAGCGCAACGCAACGCGGTTCGGTGCTTCTGGCACGAAGGGAATGGCATCGGCGAGCGCAACCCGGCTGACGCTTGACGCGAGCACGTTCCCTTGCACCGTCAACAGACTTTCCGCCGGATCAATGCTCATGTTGAGCGTCACCGCGTCCGTCATCGTGTTGCTCGTCATGCCCGCGAGAATGTTGCTCGCGCACGCCACCCCCGCGGCCGCGGCGAAGTCGAGGAAGAGAGTGCCCTCGGTCGAATTATAGAGCGCAGCGTCAATGTTTGCGCCGAGCATCGCAGCCGCATCTCCGCCGCGCGCGACCGATGCCGAGGTCGTGCTGATGTAGCTGCTGAGCGCCGCATTCGCCGCGGAAGCGCCGGCCGTGCACAGATTAGCGCCCCAGAGCGAAACCGCGTTGCCCGCGGCCGCCGCGGACTTATCGGCGAAGCAGGGAAACATTGACGCCGTGACCGAGGTCGTTCCTGTGCTCGTCACTGTCAGCGCGCAGCGATACCAGTTGCTGGTCCATTTGCGCATCGATGAAAAGGAGAATAGCAGGTTGCCAGTGCCGTCGATGAACGATCCAGTCGTGCCGCTGATCAGATTGAACCACGCGGTCACCGAGGTGCCGCCGCCAGCCAGTTGCAACGCTACGTAATTGTTAGCCGCCGCCTTTGCGAAGACCGAGAAGACCAAGCACTGGCCAGCGGTGATCGTGACGGGCTGACCGACGTTGGCGGTGATGTCGCTCGCGGTCATGGTGTCGCCGGCGGTCAATCCATCCGGCGATGCGATGGCGTTCGGCGCGAGTGTGCAGCCGGTCTTCGTCCAAGCGGCGTTGTCGAACGCCTCCGACCAAAGCAGCAGGCTGGTCGCACTGGCCTCGCCGAGTATCCCCAGCGGGGCGCCGTCGTCCGGGCTGAACCAAGAGCGGGGCGCATTCGCCGGGCGGTAGCGCAACACGCCGGACCGGTCCGCATACGAGCCGGGCGTCGAGCGCGTGAAGGTAATGCGCGGATCAAGATATCCGGGCGATCCTGTGAAATCGAATGCAAAGGACGGCCGCAGCATCATGATGGCGTCACTACCGTCCAACCGTTCAGCCGGCCCCACGAATAGAGGGCGAAAGCCACCATGGTTATGGCTAGCAACCATAACAACAGCAGCAGCCGGTTCTCCTTCATCAGCCAGTCTTTGATGCGCTTCATCAGGCGGCCGGCGGCGCTTCTCTTGCAACCGGCTCCGCGTGCGTAATGGTCACGGTGTAGGTGCCGTCGCTGAGCACGATGTCCACGCCATCAGCCTTGACAGTGAACTCCGGCGTACCCTTGCCCATCATCGTGAATACGTTCGCGTGCATCTGACAGCCGGTGACGATCATGTTCGCCAGCGTCGCCGTCATCGTCGGGTCTTGCGCCATGTCGATTTTTGCTCCCGTTCTAGAGGTCGGCTGTGAAGGTCAGCGTCTGCGCCGCCCCGGTTGTCTGCCCCACCGTAACAGCAGTTGCCGAAGCCGTCGCGCCGGTCGTCACGAAGCCAGCGCCGCCGCCGGCAACGGTCGGCGTGCCGCGCATCGTGGTCGGCATGACGAGCGTATCCGGCGCGGCGACGGCGGGCACGAACACCGAGAAGGTGTTATAGAACCGCTGGCAGTTGCTCAGGTCGGTTCGTGGATCGACCCGCTCCAACGGCGTTAGAACGCCGATTTCCAATTGCATACCCCAGATCGAGACGGTGCCCGATTGCACGCCGACGCTGCCCGCGCGCGGAGCGACGGTCGTTCCCGCTGAATACCACAAATTGAGTGCGGTAAAGTCGGTGTTGAGCGTCGTTCCCAACACCTTTCCGGACGTGCTCGCTATGGCGAGGGTCACGCTGTATCGCGCCCACGTCGTGCTCAGCGTGACCGCCTGCCCGGTCCCTGTCACTGCCGCTGATGGCGATCCTCCGGTGCCGAAACTCTGATCGGCGGAAACGCCAAGTTTGACCGCAGCCACAGTAGCCTTGGCCCAGAATGAAACGGTGACGCTCTTGTTTGAAAGCCTCCGCACGCCCTCTATGCGCTGCGTTATCGCGTTGAATGCGGTAGCCGTCGCGTTTCCGGTGAAGACGTTTTGCAGCGTGTAGGCCGCGACCTCGTCGCCGATCTGCGTGCGGTCGGCATCGGCCAACGCCGCGATGGTGACGCTCGCGGTGTCGAGCGAAAGCTGAAGCACCCAGCGGTCGGCTGTATAGAGTCCGTTCGCCGTCCACGGTCCCGCCCCGCGTTGCTGCACGTTGAACATCGGATTATGCAGCTTGTTCGATCCGACATCGTTGAAGGCAGGGGCGATCACCGACTGCACGTAGGCCGTGGTCGCGACGTTAGTGCTGTTGTCTGCCGTGCCGGGCGTGGTCGCGGTCGCCGTGGCCAGCGTTGCCGTGCCGCTCACGGTCAGGTTGCCAGAGATCGTGCCGCCAGCGGTCGCCAGCCGTGAGGTATCGCTTGGATGCTGGTGATCCGACCGCGCCCACGCCGTTGTGCTAACGCCCACCGCACCAACGCCACCGTCCATGACCGGTGTCAAAGTTGAAGCGGGGAGCACAGCGGTCACGTCACCAGAGGTCAGCGTCACCGCGCCCGCGCGCGTGTTGAACGTCTGCACACCAGCCGCCGCCGCTGCCGCTGCTGCAAACGCTGTGGTCGCAAGCTGCGTCGTGCTGGTTCCTGGCGCTGCTGTCGGCGCTGTCGGAGTTCCAGTGAGCGCCGGAGACGCAAGTGGCGCGTAAGGTGCGACCAGATTGGTGAAGCCGGTGCCGGACAGCGCGCCGGTCACCGCCAGCGTACCGGGGATCGTCACGCCCGCGAGGGATATGGTCGCAACGTCCGATGTGCCCAGGACGAATACATGCGAAGCGGCGCTGCCAGCGACATAGTTGAGACGCTGCGTTGTGACGTTGAACCCGTAGGTCGTACTGTACAGCGCAACGTGCTTCGACAGATCAATCGTGCTGCCCGCAACCACGCTGCCGAAATTGGCTCCATAATTGGCGTGTGAGACTGGCGTGTAGAAGTTCGCGCTGCCTGCCGTCAGATCGAGGCGCGCGACCGGAGCCGTCGTCGTGTCGGAATAGGCAGGCATCGCCATAAAGCGAAGCGCGCCGCCGCTGTTGATGATGCCGAGAAGGTTCGCGCCCGCGTTGTCGGTCAATCCGAGAGCCGGGTTGTTCTGGCCCGATGAAGTGGTCAGCAGGAGTTGCTTGCCAGCGTTCCCGGAACTCCATTGATTGAGATTGATGAGCGTCGTCAGACCGGTGCTTGTGCTGCCAGCGAGCGTCGTCGTCCCGGTGACCGTCAGGTTGCCGCTGACGATCCCGCCCGTGATCGGCAGCACCTGCGACCACGCGGCGTTCAACCGCCCGTAGGTCTTGCCGTCGCTTGGCGCGTCGGTGATCCCGCCGCCGCCGCCGCTGCCGAGTAGTTTCCAGACGGCTGCACCGGTCGTGGCGTTAGAGCAGAGATACCAGTTGTCGGCGATCTGATCGTGCCAACGGTTGCCCTCGCGCACTCCGCATGTCGTCGCATCGTCGGTAGCGGTCGGCGGGCCGGCGGCGAGAAAGACGACCTCGCTTCCGCCCATCGATGAGGGATAGTTGGCCGTCATTTACGCGTGCTCGAACCCAGCACCGGAGCGGCAGATGTAGCCGCTGATTGCCGTCGCCACCGTCAGGTTCGCCGCTGCGCCGTCGATGGTGTCAGCGCCCGTGCGCGCGAGCGTCAGGTTTGCGCCTGACCGGTTCTTGTAGCGCACGAACCAGTTCCACGGCACGTCACTTGAGAGCGGCAGGGTCCATGTCAGCGTGCCGGCGGTGGCGACGAACAAGCCGCCGCGATCCTGACTGACGAACTGATATGCCGCGCTGAGGTTGGTGACCTGAATACCAAGGAGCGGATCAACATCAAGGAACGCTGCCGCGCCCAGGAATGCACCGAGCGGAACCCGGTCAGGATCAGGCACGCCGATGCCCTGCGTTCCGCCCGGTGCGATAGCGAGCATTGACGCCAGCGACGACGCTGCCAGCCCCGCCTGTTTGATGGCATCGACATCGGCCGCCACCGCCTCGGCGACCACGTTGGAAACGTCGTTGAGATCAGGCACGAAGACTGTTCGGTGACCGCCGTTGGCGTAGTCGTTATAAGTTCGAACACTAAGCCGTGCCCGGGCATCTGCGCTCATAGGACCTCCTCCACCTCAAAAGCTGCCGAATGGATTTTCCAAGTTAGCTGCTTGAGCGGGTCCATCTTGCGCAGCCTGCCGAGCAAATTGCGCTTGAAAAAATACTGGTCATCCATGTCCGGAATAACCACGATCTGCCCGCTGTTCTTGACGACGCGCTGGATTTCGAAAACGACTCCGAACGCCTCCTGATGCGTCAATGCACCAAGCGAGAAGTTGAAGATGCGCGCGCTCGGGCGCGAGTCGTAGTAGAGAACGCCGCCTAGCGATTGCTCTTCTTGGTCCCGCGCCTCCCATATCGTTGTCGCCCCGTATTCGAAACTGAGCGGCGGCACCCATAACTGCCCCATCCACAGCCTCGACATCTGCACATAGCCGGCCGAGTTCGCGGTGTCAGTGATCTGGATCGACCAATACCGGGCCTGATAGTTCGCGCCGGCGTCGTGCCAGAGCGACGACGGATAATTCGCGATGTTGGAGTCGATTGCGTAGCCCATCCACCAAGAGTCGTATTCAAACTCAAGGTCGCCCGGCAGGAACACGGGCGGCCACACCGGCAGCGATCCGCTGCTGTAGACGTCAGAGCCGGCCGGTGTCGTGCCAGCGTAGATAGTGTAGGTCGCAGCGGCCGAAAAATTGTGCCGGATCAGCGCAAGCATGCGGACGTTGACGTTGGTGGCCAGCAGGTCGATGCGGATCAAGGTCGACGTCGTCAGCGCGTTGGTCGAGCGCGTGACTTTCGACATCATCGTTTGCTGAAGGTTCGACAGCGGCAACGTCGAAACCCACGAGCCGCCCGAGAGTGTGGCGGCGTCCGAGAGGTTCTGGAACGAGATGCCGATTGATTTCATGGCGGGATGATATCAGCCCCACAGGTCAAGTGTCAGTTCGTGTTTTCGACCGTCGCTGCTGATCCCGACGACGACGAAGAGGCGCCCCGCGTCATAACCGAGGCGATGTGTCACGATTTGCACGATGGAGCCAAGTTCCAGAGCCGCCTTCGTCTCGTCGAGCCGCACCGCTGCCTTGACGAAGTCGCGTCGCACTTTGTGCAGCGCCAGCGTTCGCGCCGCTTCAGCGTTAGCATCCGCTGCAACTGTCAGGCAGGTATCGCGATAGAGGCGCGCGGCGAGCGGGTGCACCGTCTGCACGCTGAAGTCGACCGCGTTCGCGGTGCGGAATTCCTGCGTTACATCCGCTCTGATTCCGGGGCCGAGAGAGCCGGCCACCTCCGAGGTTCCGAGAACGCCAGCATAGTGCTTGTAGCGGAGGAACACGTTGAATACGGGCATGCCTGCTGTCGGATCGGCGGTCGCCTGACTGTCGATGTCGATCAGGTCAACGTCGGTGAACACCGCAGCCGGCGTCCCCGAGGGGGCAATAAGCTGCCCGATTGTCCACGTGTTGATGCGCGTCGGGGCGAGCCAACAGCCGCCCGAAAGCAGGATTGCATCGATTGCCGAGTGCACGGTGTTGCCAGGACCGATTTGGGAGGCAATCACGGGGTGTTTCAGCGTCGATTGCGGCGTTGCCGCGCTGCCGCCTCCCGCCTGCCCCACATAAACCCCGCACTCCGCCGGGAATGCGATGTCGAGCGCGGCAAAACTGGCGTCACAGGAGGCCGCGGAGATGCCCCCGCGCTGGGTTAGGATACGCTTGGTAATTCCGGCAACGGTGTTGACGTATCCGGCCGCGTTGTCGCCGTGCACGTGCGCCGTCACCTTGCCAGGGATCAGCCCGAGCCGGAACAATCCGAGTGCCTTGCAGGTGCTGTAGCGGCCGGGCGGGGGCTGGTTCGGCGTCGTGCTCAGGGTCGCGAGGTCGGGATAGTCCGCCGCGAACGACAATCCTGCCGCCGGCGAACCGGACGGCCCGCCATTGCCGCCATCGAACACCGCATCGATGCTCTGCACCGCGCCGTCGTGCACCTGATAGATCAGCAGCGCCGTGTTCACGCACACCGGCAGCACGTGAAAACAGTGGCCGTAGCAGAGTGGCTTTGGCTGGCCGATGATGTCATCGACCGTGCCCTCGGCGCCGTTCGGCAGCACGTTGTTTCCCAGGTAGAGCGTCTGCTGCACGGGGATATCGAGCAGCATCAGGTTGTCGCGGAGCCGCAGCGTCACCTTGGAGGCCGAAACCTCTACCTGCTCGACCGTGCCGTTGATGAAGGTGGTGAAGCCGCCTGGGTAAGCGGCGCCATGCTGGCCCACCCGAACCACGCATATCCTGCCGTCCATGCCCAGGTCACGTAGCGGGCACAGCGCCTGATCGGCGTTGTTGAGAATGATCTCGCCGTAGCCCTGCGTCGAGCCGCCCAGCACCCTGGCGTCGGCGAAGGCGGTGCGGGTGAAGTTGCACGGCTGCACCACACGCGGCTCATAGAGCGTATTCGGTGGCGTCTCGCTCGGCAGCGTAGCGAAGCCGACGCCCGAGCAGTAGCGAAGGGTGGTGACGCCGGGGATGGTCTGATCGTAGGCGTTGACCTCCACAAGGTAGATGAGGTCAGCCACGCTTTTCTTGCGCCCGGATCAGAATGATCGTGCAAAGCCCGGTGGCCGTCTTCGTCCCGCCATTGTCGCGGCAGAGCCGCCCCAGCAGATCGGCCAGCGCCACCATCATCTGACCGTTCGGCATCTCGGGGAACTCGGCCGACAGTGCATCGAGGAGCGCGATTACCCTCGCCTCGCTTGCCGCGCCCGCCGCGGCCGCGTTGGTGTCCGCGACGATCCCCGCGAGAGTGGCCGCGATGCTCACGCCGCCACCGCCCGGCGCAGGGTCGAGCGCATGTCCTGAATGTCGCCGCGCATCAGGCGCAGTTCGTCGCGCAGCACGATGGCCACCTGGGCGAAAGCCGCGCTCACATCGCCGCTGTCCCGTTTGCCGCCGATAGCCGCGACGCCAAGCCGCCCGTCAGGGCCTCGCGTCAGCGGTAGGACCGCCTCCGGCCCCGCTTCGCCCATCAGCGCCATCGGTGCGGTGGTCGCCTTAGTGACGACGCCGCCGAGCGCGAAAGCCGCCACCGACTGCCCGGCATTGAACACGTTGCCCCGCGCCGATGGGAACGGGTTGCCGCCGGTATTCTGCACGATCATCGCCAGATATTGGTCGCCCGCGTAGATCAGTTGGCCGATCGCCAGCAGTTGTTTATAAGTTGCGTCGGCGCTGGTCGTCATGGTGGCGAGAAGCATCGCGCTTGTGGACGTGTCCGATGCGACATTGTCGACCCCGGTCGAGACGCCGCCGACGCTCGTGTCCACGTTTCCGACGCTCGTGTTCACGGCATTGACGTTGTCCGCGATGGTCTTGAGAAGGCCGAGAAGCTGCGCGTTGTAGCTCTGCACGACCGGCAGATCGCCGAGCGATTTTTTCACCATCGCCACAACGTCCGCGTATCCCTGCCCGGAGCCGAACATCAACTTCGCCGCGTTCAGCAACGCATCGGCGTTGTTAGTGATGCTGTTCAGTGCATCGGAGTTTCCGGCCCCCGCCAGGGTCGCTTGATCGGAGAAGATTTTTTGTGCCGCCGCGTATTGGTTAACCGGAGACGCGGCTCCCGCCGTGGTCGCGTTCAGCTTGTCAATGTATTCCTGTATCGTCCGGCCGATGGAGTTGGTGACGGCGGCGGTCGCCTTTGCCTGATCGTTCAGCGCGGCAATCTCCAGCTTCTGGGTCTTCAGCAGCTTGTCATATTCCGCCGCCATTTCCTCCGTGGAAAAGCCGTGCGCGATCATAAAATCCCTTGCCTGCAAGGTCGCTTCGTAAGTGCTCTCGATCAATGTCCAATAGGCAACCTGCGCTTTCTTTGTTGGATCGTCACCAGCCTGGGCGGCCATCAGGGCGAGTTGGTTCTTGACTTGGAATTCCCGCTTTGATTCGTCGTTGGCGGCCGCCGATGCCGCGCGCGCGGCCTCCAATGACGTCGACAAGGCGGTGATATATGGCGCTGCGTCGGATGCACTCACCCCAAGTGCTTTCAGGGTGTCGCTCAGGCTTTTGATGGCGGTGAATTCGTCCGCTGCCTGCTTCGCGATCTGCGCGCGATACGTCATGCCGCTTGCGTTTAGCGCGTCGATAACAGCCTGCGATTCCGCGGTGGTAATTTGCAGCGCGTTGGCGTCTTTTATGCTTTGAATAGAGAGATCAATTGCATCGCCCAGTTTGCTCACCCACGGCGCGGCGTCTGCCGCCGACAGCCCGAGAGATTCAAGTTGCGATTGCAGGTCGTCGAGCTGCTTTTGCTTTCCGCTGCCCATGCCGTAGGTCTGCGCCTCGTAGGTGCGGCCTTGCGCGGTCAGCAACGCTTGATTGACGCTCCCCGTCGCTGCGGTCACGGCGTCAGCTTGCGCTTGTCTGATCTTCGCCACCCCGTCAGCGAGGTTGGACGACAGCTTGTCCGTCGCCAGCCCGTAGCTCTGCGCTTTCGAGATGGCGTCGGCGTAGGTTGTGTTCAGCGTGTTGACCGCGTCGTCATACTGGTTGGTCTTATCGGCGGTCTTCGAAAGCTGCGCGTAGGAACCAGTGACGAAGGTCACCATGTCTTGCAGCGCTTGCGTGCTCTGCACTACGCCGCCGCTGTTAGCGAGCGCTTTGGCGAGGTCCGATCCCTCCGGTCCGGCAAAACGCAACTGCCCCGACACTGCCTCGTCGAACGTCGCCGGCTGCACTGCCGTGTTGCCCTTGCCGAGTATGGCTCCGGCGGTAGCGGTGATTCCAGTCGCCGTCATGAAAGCGTTTAACTGCGCGATTTTGGTCTGCGCATCGTCGTAGGCGGCTTTTAGCCCTGCGGTGTCGGAACCGATGGCGCGGTCGATCGTTAGCTGACCGCCCTGCGCTGCGATGTCGATGCCCCACGCCTGATGCTTTGGCCCCGGCCCGATCAAGCCGCCCAGCCCGCCGCCTGCCGTGCCGCCGATCAATCCCCCAATGAGCGGCGCGAACGGCCCCAGGACAGGAATCAGGGACGCGCCGATGAGCGTCCCTCCGATTGCTCCGATTCCCGAGCCCACCATGCCGCCGGTCTGCTTTCCGCCGAGCAGACTGTTGACAATATTCCCGGCAGCGAAGCCAGCGCCAGCGCCTCCGAGAAGGCTGCCGACCGATGCCCCGCCAAACATTCCAGTCGCCGCAGGAGCAAATGCGTTTGACGCCGCAAGGTTCGCTGCTTCTGAGATGCTTGTTCCGCCAATCCCCTGGCTGAGAAATCCAGACACCGCCCCGCCGCTGCCGAGAAAGCCTCCGGTTCCGAACAGGTTGCCAGGACCTGTCAGGCCAAGACTGCTTCCGATGCTGCTGAAGATTGAACCGCCGCTGACGCTGTTTGCCGCCGAAGCAACAGGCAGCAGGCTCCCGAGCACCGAGCCGCTGCCAAACAATCCGCCGCTGCCGCCAGCCGCACCAGCGAACGAGGCAACCCCGCCCGCGCCGCCACTAGTGCCGCCGAGTGAACCGACAACCTGTCCCGCCGCATTGAAAAGTTGCTGACCGCCGCCCGTTGCGCCAACCGCAGCCGGCCCGAACGCGCT